TAACATGAATACACTGCCATTCCCTAATGTACCTTACAAGAATATCAACTCTATAGGTAAACAGTGGATTCGTCGATATGCTCTAGCTCTAACAAAAGAAATCCTAGGCCAAGTAAGAGGTAAATTCGCCACATTACCAATTCCGGGTGAATCTGTAACTCTTAATGCTAGTGATCTCCTATCACAGTCTAAAGAAGAGCAGGCTAGCCTTAAAGAAGAAATCAAAACCGTCTTAGACCAAATGACTTATAAAGCGCTTGCAGAACAAAACGCAGCCATGGTCGCAGCTGTTGACACCGTATATCAAGAAATACCGATAGCAATTTTTCAGGGGTAATTAAATGTCTGAGAATGAGAAGAAATGGAAACAACCTTTACAACCACCGCCCCCTTTATTCATTGGAAAAAAGGAACGAGATCTTGTAAAGCAAGTTAATGATGAACTCATTGAAAGAGTCATTGGCCAGCAAGTTGTATATTATCCTATCGATCTAGCCAAAACAAACTACCATACTTTATACGGCGAGGCAATAAACAAATCTTTCTTGCCGCCCATAAGAGTTTACGCCTTAGTAGAGTACGAAGGCATTCAAACAAAGTTTGACACAAACATCGGTTTAGACAAAGAAGCTAGCATTACTGTTCACTTTCACAAGAGAAGATTAACAGAAGACCAAGACTTGTTTGTCCGAGAAGGTGATTTCGTTCTATACGGTGATATATACTATGAGATTACAATTTTATCAGAGCCTAGACAATTGTTTGGGCAAATTGACCACAAGATGGAAATAACTGCTAAATGTATAAGAGCAAGAGAGGGCCTATTCGATGCCAGTTGATACATACAACAGGAATTATACTGAAGTTAAGGATGCTGATGGCAACTTAAAAGAGATTATCTTTATGCCGTCAACAATCGAAACTATCGACCAAGCCTTTTACAATTGGGTTGATGAAACAATGAACCCATCAGCAACTACTAATAAAGGTTTTAATAAAGTTCCTGTTATCTGGATCTCGGCAGAAAGAGCATTTCAAGTTAAAAGCAATAAAGAATTAAGAGATAACAATGGTGTTCTTAAATTGCCGCTTATGATTGTTAATAGGACAGAGATCGCCAAGGACTCATCGTTTAAAGGTGTAGCTTGGGCTCACATTCCAAACATGAATGATGGCCTAAGAGGGCCCAGAGGTGGAGCCTTAACAGTAGCGAGAAGAATAAACCAAGAAAAGACTTCTAATTTTGTAAATGCAGATTCGAAAAGAAAGTTTGGAACCCTAGGCTCAGCGGCTTCAGGCCATGGCCAAGAAAACTTTCCCTTTGCAAATCCGGGTAAAGTTGTTTACGAAACTATGACAATGCCCATCCCAGTATACGTTTCAGTTAAGTACGAGCTAACTATTAGAACAAACTACCAACAACAGTTAAATGAAATAACTACACCTTTCATGACCAAGACAGGTCAAATCAATAACTTCTTTATAAACCATGAAGGCCATCGATTCGAAGGATTTATCCAAGATAACTTTATTCAGTCCATGGATGTTACAGGTGAAGATGAGAGTTCATACGAAACAAAATTAGAATTTAGAATTTTAGGCTATCTCTTAGGTGGCGGTATCAATGACGAACAACCTAAGATAGCTATTAGAGAGAATGCAGTCCAAATTAGGATGCCAAGAGAGCGTGTAATCGTGGGTGATATTCCACGACATAACTCAAAGAAAGGCGTCAAATCTTTTTATAAAGACTAATTTGGACTTTAGCTTTTGCAAATACTATTTATAATGTGAAAGGCTAAATAAAGAAAGCGCTTTATATCATTGAGAATAATGACCATAGGAGAGCCATAAATGTCATCAGAATTAGCAAGAAAATTTAGATTTGTATCCCCCGGGATCTTCCTTAGAGAAGTTGATAACTCGCAACTTCCAAGAATCGCTGACGCCGTAGGCCCAACGATCATCGGTCGTTACGCTCAAGGTCCCGCTATGAGACCCTACAAGGTTCGCTCATTAGCGGATTTCGTTGAAGTTTTTGGTAACCCTATTCCCGGCGCCTCATCTGGAGATGTTTGGCGTGAAGGTAATAAAACAGGCCCAACTTATGCTGCTTATGCTGCATTTGCTTGGTTGAATGCTGGTGTTGCACCTGCAAATATCGTTCGTCTTTTAGGCGACGAGCACGATCAGAATGATGCTACTCTTCTCGGTCAGGCCGGTTGGACTACTACAAGTCCCTCCGCTACATCGACTGCCAAGAACCCAACTGCTGCCGACGCGGACACAAACTCGCTTAGCTCTAATGGCGGCGCCTATGGTCTTTGGCTTATGCCTTCTGGCTCTGACCTTGATAACGTCAAAGGAACCTCTTTGGGAACTGGCTCTCTGGCTGCCATTTGGTATGTCCGTAACGGCGCCATCGCTCTTAAAGGTAAACAAGTATCCCACAAGACTCAAGACTCTTCGCCGTCCGCGGTAACAGGCAATGCAGTTGTTCTTCATTCTGAAGGATCAAATTACCAATTCCAAGCAGTTGTTTTGAATAATTCTCAGAATGCACTTTATACTACAAAATTTAACTTTGATAGAAACTCTGAAAACTATATTCGGAAAGTGTTCAATACAGACCCTATTCTTACAAATACTAGTGTTGTTGATTCCACAACGGTCTCAGAGGGCAAAGGCAATTACTTCCTTGGCGAAACCTTTGAAAGTATGATCGAACACTCTGTTGGTATCTCCACCAGTGCCTGTTATGGTATGATCTTACCAATTCAGTCGGGCACAATGGATTTAAGAAATTATGGTACAGCATCTTCTAATTACAATGCCGGCTATGAAGACCACCTTGAAGGGTTTAAAAATCCTGAGTCTGGTTGGTTCTTCTCTCAGGACCTTGGTACTAGTAATGCAGATTACGCTGCTGAGCGTATGACAAAACTGTTCAAGTTCCACGGTCTTGACTCTGGTGAGTGGCTACAAAACAATATCAAGATTTCTATTTCCGATATTAAAGCCGCAACCAATACATCTAACCCATACGGCACATTCACGATAGAGATTCGTAGAGCTTCTGATACCGACAAAGTACCAGTTATCTTGGAACAATTTACTAATTGTACCTTGAATCCTGCTTCTGCTGACTATGTAGCAGCCAAACTAGGTGACATGTACATGTCATTTGATTACGATACAAACCGTCTTCGTGAGTATGGACAATATCTTAACCAATCTCGTTATATCCGAATTGAAATGAACCCATCTGTCGAGAACGGCACGGCAGATCCAGAATTGCTGCCATTCGGCGTGTTCGGTCCAATTCGACCCAACTCTTGGAGGGTTCGTTCAAACGACGGTGATGACGGTACTGGCGGAACACCATTATTGAAGGTTATTCCAACTGACTCCACGATCACAGGCAACGCATCCGCTGATACAGAAGCCGCTCGTGATGTTGGTAAGGCAAAAGGAACGGTACTGACCACCGATGGCAACAACACGACTAATGGCCAATTTGAAGAAGGCAAGTTTGTTAAGTTTACCGCTACAGATGGCACAGTGGCGATATTTATACTTTCTGATGCTGCCGAAACCGGCGCAGTTGCTTCAGGCACTGTTTTGACCGCAACTTCTGATTTAGGTACAACTGTTCCATCCTCCACTTTGCTGTCTCAGGGTACTTGTATTGCTGTTAGAACTAACTTGAATACAACCTCGCAATCTGGCGTATTGAACGAAATTAGAGATACAATGGCCAGCACCAATTCACCGGTAAAGAATCTGATTCAAGGTGTTGCAGCTGTCGCAGTCTCTGCTGGTAACCAGACAATGACTTTCGAGCAGTTTGTTGCCGGCACAAGTGGTAACAATACTATCACCACAGATATAAGTCTGTTTACAGTGGCTGGTTTCACTGGCGGACTCGATAACGTCAACATCGGAACTTTTGTCACTCTCGACAATGACTTGATTGCAAGTCACTACTCCCCTGACCACATTACAAGCATTGTGTTCGGTGAGGATGATGGCACAGCCACTGGCCTTGTTGGGACATATAACTACACGGCTTCATTCGAGTTCCCAAGAACGCTTTTCCGGATCTCGGCATCCGATGGCGGAATCAGTGATCCCAAGGAAGCTTACTTTGGTCTCCAGACAGGTAAATCACACACGGACCTTACTTACGATCCCGGATACCCAGATTACCTTCGTAGACTGCCAACAGGATACGCTCAGACTGACACAATTACAGGTCCCGGTACTGATAGAGAATACTCTTGGGTCTTCTCTCTCGATGATGTGAGAACTGTTGTTGATGGTGATATCGCAACCTCCGCATTCTTCCAATCTGGTTCAAGAAGAAGTGGTGATTCTTTGACCGCTATGAGTTCTTCTTACAAGCAGATTCTAGACGAAGGTTACGACCGTTTCACATCGCCCTTGTATGGCGGGTTTGACGGCTTCGATATCTATGAAGCAGAGCCTATCAGAAACTCAGCTATTAGTTCTACAGATACACAGTACACCAACTACGCGTACAATACTGTTAAGAGAGCGATTGACACGGTTGCTGATCCAGAGTTTGTCGAAACCAACTTGATGGTTGTTCCCGGCCTGACTGCTA